GTCTCAAATGCTGAAAGTCTCCCTAGATAAATAGCAGGGGAAGTTCTTCTTAAGGCCTCTGCAGCACCCTTAGTCAGAAGCTTTGACTCGATCACTTTGAGACTTTCTTCAACTGTTTCAGGTCCCCTAATCAAAAGGAATGGATTTTCCTGGAAAAATTGATCAACCTGAACAGGGTCAATCCCCAACCTTCTTCGCATTGAAGCTAACTGCTTAACTAACCCCTGTCGAATTCCGAAATGATCCTTTTTGAGCAGCATGTGGTCATTGTCATCAGGAAATGCCTCTCCTATTTCCTCTCTGGTTAGAGGAGTGAACAGCAGTTGCTTTATAGCCATGGGTGTTTCCGAGTTTGTTAGGGACAAGTAGTTATGAAATTCAGGCCCGACAATGTCTTGAAGATCTACATCATAGAAGGGGTATACACCGAAGTCATATGGGATCAGTTCCTTGCCGACCTGGAAAACTGACTCAACATCATTAGTCATTCCTTTGCCGGTTCTAAATATCTGTGTGAAATGATCCATGTTTAAAATATGCGCTAACCCACAAAGAACTGATGAACCCCCGTTCTCTCGAAGCTGCCTAACCCTTCCATATGCCTCATTGACAAAAACAGAGCAAGATGATGTGGAGACCATGTCACATGCTGCCAGGGAAAATTTTATAGTTGGCGATAGGGTTTCAAGATTGGCCATAAAGGCTGAATTCAGTTCGTAAATAACATTACCTGCCGCTGACTTCACAGACAATTCCATAGAGTGGAGTCTTTCTGCAGCATGTGCGCACTGCTCAAAAAGCATGTATTGTGCATAAGCTTCAGGATAGCTCATATCAATTCCAATCATGTCCCCTTTGTCATCAGATCCGACCCGAGTTTTCCATCTTATTCTGCATTCTTGATTTAGCTGCTTTAAGCACACTTCGAACAGTTTGTCTCGAAGGCTTTGACATGACAACGCCAGAACTGTTGAGTTGTAATGGGGAATTCCTTGGCACATGTTTGAGTGATTCCTGAAATAAGGGACCCCATCTGACAAGAACTTGTCTTTTGCTTTCTGGAGCCATCTTTGATCATGTCTTTCATCTGGATGTTTCATCCACATTTCGGTGAGTTTCCTTGGATATTCAATCATCTTGTTGGTGTGCTTCAGAAATATGAAATAGGCCAAGTTTTTCATGTGAGGCATGTCTCTGAATAGATCAGTGTAGATGCTGCAAAATATAGTTGGAATGTACTTTTGAGCCCATGTTGTCATGTCATATGAGTTTTTGACCATCTGCACTGGAGCACCCTTTTCAAATAGAGAAAGAACCTCCTCATAATCTCCTCTCATCATGAGTCTCTTGTCTTTACCCTTGGTCAAGATTTCTCTCTTGTCTGACTTTGACAGCAGCCTACAGACTTCCTCAACTATGTTGAAAAGAATTCTGGCCTTGATATACAGTATCATGATTTCTCGAATGCCACCAATCTGCCCCTTTTTAAAGATCTGAATCATGACATCAAAATCTTTGTTGCCCTCACCAGAAAAAGTCATGGCGACTTGGAAAGCCTGAGTCAACTTCTCGTCTCTGACAATCTCAGCAACAAGTTCAACTGCTTTTGTCCTCTTACCTACTTCTTCCAGTGCCTTCAGATCTTTGTTATCCATGCGATGACAAATTGTCTTAACAGATGCTTTAAAGGTTGCAAACTCGCTAAGGTTCTTTGAGAATTTGATTAATCTTTGAGTGGGTCCTCCATGAGTTGTCCGGTG